TTTCCTTCGAAACGTAAGTCTGTGATTAAGTGAGATACTTTGTCGAGGTTGATTGTTGGACCATCAGGGTGGTTCAACTCACCAACAGCACGACCTGTTTTTACTTGCTCTTGAAAGTATTTTTCAACAGCAGGTTTTAAAATTTTAGATTCGTAAATACGACCATTTTTGTTTTTTGAATCAGCCATCATGAAGATACCTTCAATGAAGAAATCCTTTGTACCGTTTTGTTTAGATTCGGTAACAACATGAATGTCTGATTCGATACGTTCTAAGATTAGTTTCATAGTCTTATTTTTTTAAAGCTTCAATAGATTGTTCTGCAATCTCTAAAGCCATCTCCTTAGTTTTAAACGATTCAACCAAATGGTCGTTTATAAAAATGTCATAAGAGTTGAAATTCTGACGAATTTCAACTCTGTAATCATCGGTTTCAAATGTTTTAATAGAAACCGATTCTCTTAGACTTTTAAACCTCTTCTGTTCCATTTGCTGATGCTGTCGTTTCCGTATCATTTGCATCATCATTAGTTTCAGAAGACTGTGTCGCAGTACCATAAATGCGCTGCGCCAATTCAATCTTTCTTGCCTGAAGACTATCATTAATCTTATCACTCATAGCGGCTGAAAAAGCTGTTTTCATTTGCTCTTCATTACCCAATGCTATAGCGTCTAATAGGTTGTTAGCCAATTCACTCATCATTGCCTTCTTTCAATATATTTATAAAAAAACTTGTTTCCACAATTATTTTGTGGTCACATCACCATCAATTGGAGGAGCTGCTGGATTATCTGGAGTTGGTTCTTCTCCTTGTTCGTCCTCAGAACCTTCTTGTTCTTGTTGTTGCTGCATCATAGCCATTTGTTCTGCTGATGGAGGTTCTTGTTCCATTTGTGCATCAATCTCTTCGATGTCTGTATCAGATTGATTAAGAACATGCTTACGAACCCACATGCGTGAATAGTATTTACCTACAAATGGATCAACCAACTGTAGTGTACTCATACGTTCACGAAGCATCTCTGCATCTTTTAATTCTGCAAAATAGTTATCTTTCTTAAAGTCGATAATGATATCTTCTTTAATATTTTCCCAGTCTTCTCTGGAGATAACACCTTTTAAGATCAGTTGAGTCTTTAAGACTTGTAAAAACAGATCAGCAAACTTTTTACGTAGACGAGAAACAAATTTGTTAAATTTTAATTCGTCACGAGAGATTTCATTTGAACGACCAAGAGAGAAACCAGTCTCTGTCTCCATACGAGACATAGGAACGTTTAATGAACGATATAATTTCTTTTGGAAATAAATGATATCTTCAATTTGACCAAGGTTTTCGCCGCCAGGTAATGTAGAGATTTCAGTACCTTTACCACCTTCACGACGAGGAAGCCAAAAGTCTTCCAACATAGCCATATGTTTACGATCATCTCTGATCTCGCCAGTTGTAGCATCGTAAACAATCTTGTTTTTATAGCGAGCCATAATATCACGAAGATATGACTCAGCTTTACCTTTAGGAAGGTTACCTACGTCGATGTAGAAAATACGACGTTCTGGTGCACGAGCCATACGATAGATGACAAGCGAATCTTCCATCATACGTAATTGATTTACTGGCTTCAATGCTTTATAAAGATATGAAAGCATTTTCTTGGATGTGCTTTCAATTAAACCTGATGGCACATACACAATAGAATCTTTAGCGATCTTTAAACCAGATGCACTACGTAAACCACCAGCAGCATTTAAACCACCTGGATTATTTGTGTTTCCTGCATTATCGTTATACACATAGAATTCATTGAATCCTTTGATTAACTTAGCGCCAGTCTTCGGATCTTTATCTTCGATGATAGAACGAACTTTACGAATCTTAAGAGAATCGATTGGGCGTAGTTCTATGATACCAGCTTTAGGATTTTTCTCATCAATGATCATGTGATAGTATAGTCTACCATCAACATACCATTTACGGAAAATATCATGTGAGTTAGCATTAAACTTTAATAGCTTAATTACTTCATCAAACTCTTCTTTAATTAATTTCTTGATCTTATCGTTGTATTTAAGATCATCTGTAATAACGTCTACAGGTTGTACATCGTCATCAGCTACAATAGCTTCATTAACAATGTCAGTGATAGCAGCGTCACACTCAGGATAAAGTGAGATTTCACGGTACTTTTTAATTAAGTCCGAATCGTCTTTAGCCTTAGTGCCTTCGATGTCAACGTATTGGCCATAGTAACCACCTTCCGCTACAACGGTTGCGCCGTCGTCGGTATCTGGTGCAACAAACGATTGTTTTTTCGCTTGTTCTTCTTCTTGCTTTTTACGAGATATTTCGAAGCCGAATAATTCCATTTTATGCCTTTATATAATAACAAAGTGGAGAGAGAATTTCTCCTCTCTCCTATTTATCAACTCTAATTAAGACGTTGTATCAGATTCCCAGTACTGAACTTGTAGTTCAACTGTGAATTCTTCGATTACGTCTGTTGATTCATATGACAACTCAATTGAAGACACTGCAGTTGGGAATGTACCACGGAAGTTGTACACTTTAACTTCATTGCCTGCTTTATCAAGTTGAGCTACTGACATGTCAGCTTGATAATCAACTGGGTTAGTTAAACCTGTGTTGTTACGGTGCTGATTAATGCCGTTCATCCAACGCTCGAAAGCATTGCGAACTTTAAAGTCAGTATCGTTAATGATAGTGATTGTCCATGGTTCAAATGTACGATCACCTGCAATTAATACCTGGCGTCCACGGAATGGAACGTTTACGGTACCGATTGTTGATGCTGGTAACTGAGCTGCTTTAATTAAGAATGAAGTTATTTCAACTTCACCACCAGCATAAGCTGGAAAATTAACAGTAGCTTTGAACAGGTTAGGACGTGCACCACCACCAACTAGTTTCGATTTAAAATCATCTACGCCTAGAATAGCCATGATTAACCTCCGATTTCTGAGAAGTCAACACCAGTACGAGTGGCAATGAAGTTCAGAGTAATAAAGTTAATTGAGCGTGCTGGCTTGATGTAGATATCTGCAACAAACTGGTTGCTGTCGATAATCTCACCTGTGTTATTTGTCTCGTCACAAACAACCTTAAAGTCAGTAATACCACGACGACCTTGAATTTCACGAAGGAAAGGTTCTGTCATGTTACGGAACATAGCACGAGTGAATTCGTCGTTAAGCTCGAACAACTGGTATTTAGCAGCAGTTGAAATAGCTTTTTCTAAAACGATAAACAAGCGACGTACGTTAATACGATCGAATGCTGATGGCTTAGCTTGAAGAGTCTTGTCACCAAATAGGATTGTACCTTCGCCAGGGAATGATACGATTGGGTTAACACGCTTCTTGTACAAGTCATCACGTTCTGCTTTCTTAGGATTGAAAGCAACTTTTGTGATACCTAATAGTTGACCACGATTGAAGCCACCTGGTGAGAACCATGCGTCAGCAACGTTATCTGTATTAGCACATAAACCAGCCATATGGCCAGCCGCTGGGATCCAACGGTAAACGTCATTATACTTATCATAGATCTTAACTGCTGTAGAATCTAAGAAACCGTATGATGTGCTTGTTAGTGTGTCAGCAAATGCAAGAACGTCCGCCTTAGGCGTTGTTGATGCAGCAGTTGCTGAAATTGGAGGAGAAACGAACGCGATAACGTCGTTACGATTTTCTGCAATCGCTAATAGATTAGCGGCTTGAGTTTCACCATCTTCGCCATCAAGAGTTGGAGCACCGATTAGCAAGTTAACGTCTATTGTTTCAGCATCGTTAAATACTTGATAACCTGTGTCAATATCGCCTACATCCAGTGTGTTAGCATCTACACCACCAGCTAATGAGTATTCTAATACTTCATCGTCTGTTGTGAATGTCATATCTGTTGATAATGAACCAGCATTAGTTAGTCCAGCTGCGTGATCTAACCACCAGATATATTTAGATGTTGCGTTGATAACTTCTTTATAGTAGTTTGAAGTACCATCAAATTTCTTTGCATCACGTGCTTGTGAAACATAAGCGAATTTTTCTAATA